CAACGCATTTCAAGAAAATAACTTACTTAATGGTGTACGTAGATTGACAGAAATAGAATGTGAACGCCTACAAGGGTTCCCAGACAACTGGACACAATATGGCGATTACAACGGCACAATAAAACCTATTGCTAAGACACAACGCTACAAGCTCATAGGTAACGCCGTAACCGTGGATATAGTAGAACTCATAGCAAAACGATTAAAATTTATAGAACCAATAAACATTATAGAAAATGCAAATTACAGAAGAAAACATTAATGAATATTTCTACTTAATAAAGGAATTAGAAGATGGATTTAAGACTATATTAAGAGTAAAAATAGAGAAAGTAATCTATGAATATAGTCAAGAAACGTTTGAAAGTCCTATTAGTTTTAGGACAAAAACCGAAACTATTAAAAAAACTAAGGCTTATGTTGTAGATAATAAAAATAATAAATACTTAGTTGATAGCTATATCCTGTTTAATCGTAAAGATGAAGTTTTTAAAGAATTTGAAAAATATTTTTAACAATGAAAACAATCCAAGAACTCGTGCCCCTTATCCAAAAATGGGCAAAAGAAAGGGGAATATTTGACAAAAGCACCCCATTTGACCAACTCCTTAAGACCCATGAAGAAGTTGGTGAGCTTATCAAGGCGTGTTATGACAATGACAAACCAGCTATTCAAGATGCGATAGGTGATGTACTGGTTACCCTGATTAACTACTGCTATATGGTAGAGGAGGATAGTGAGCATGTTATCAATGAAGGCTTGACTATGGAACCTGATAAAATCGCTGCAAAGGTTCGTTTAGCAATACATGTGGGAATGGTACTCTCTGAAATCCTTAGATTTGAGTACAAACGAAAAAGACCTCTTTTATATTGTTTCCCATGTTTTATTAGAGGTCTTAATAGTATTGCTCTTTTAGAGAACACCACTCTTGAAGAGTGTCTGAACATCGCTTACAACGAAATCAAGAACAGAACAGGAAAAATGATTAACGGTAAATTTGTGAAAGATGAATAACACAAATAAAACTTATGTGTATAGCACGTATATACCTCATATAAGACCTGTATTCGTAAGAAGAAATAAAAATAGGAATCTAAATACGGAGACAAATAAAAATGATTTTCAAGCTACAAAAGATTGTACATTGCAAAAAGATTGTTTAATGTTATTTCTACTATTATTACTTGTTATTCCTCTAATGTTTGCTATTATAGGTTTTATGAATAATAGAAAAAATAAAAAAATATCAAAGAATGAAAAATAACAACTACCCCAATTGGCTCGTCTCATTGGAGATAGCCAAAGAACTCAAAGAAATAGGGTTTAACGAATATTGTCCTTTCTTTGTTTATCCAAATGATGACGAAGTTTTTATTTCAGGGACTGTTACTGTAGAAGAAGACTGGTTAGATGAAGACAACTATGGTGAGGTAATCATAGATTTGTCTGTTACCGAATGTGGTAAGTTTAACAAACTCAATTTTCAAACAATCCCTACTTGGGAACAAGTATTTCAATGGTTCAGAGAGAAAGGATATGAAAGTTACATTAGATTAGAGAGTCACGCTCATTTTGATGAGGGTAATTACTATTATTTTGAGATTACAAAGTCTAATCTACGTCAATTAGATTGGCAAGGTGATTTTGACGATTACAATGAAGCTCGTGAAGCCCTCGTAAAAGCACTCATACGAACCTATAAAAACGAACAACTATGAATAAAAAACTCATCGTCCTATCAGGAAAGAAAAGAGTAGGTAAGGACACCGTGGCCAACCTTTTCAACGATTACACCCAACGTAAATACGAACTAAGAGCCTTTGCCGATCCAGTCAAAGAAATAGTATCCCAAGTAACAGGACGGACACCCTACATGTTAGACCTTTTCAAAGAAAGCCGATTAGTAGATGTCAATGGCATACAGAGCAACCTAACCATAAGGGAGCTGTACCGAAAGACAGCCGATTTTTACAAGGAACTACTTGGGGAGGATATATTCGCTAAGCTGATGCTAAGGCGATTGGCTTATGAAAATTACGAGTTTCCAAGGGTGATCGTCACAGACATGCGCTTCAAAGTGGAGTATGAGCAGATGAAACTGCTTGACCCTGTCTTTATCCGTGTGAAATGCAGAATGGGCAATATGGATACCCATCCTTCCGAAATAGACCTCGACGATGTCCCTGATAGTGATTTTCACTTTATCATAGATAATACATGCACACGGACACAACTCAAGGAACAAGTACAAACCATCGTTAAAAAGTTGAGAATATGAAAATCTACTTATCAGGGAAAATCAGCGGGACAGACCTTGACTATGTACGTCGCCTATTTGACAAGGTAGCCACCACCATCCGAGCGTTAGGACATGAGGTTATCAATCCTCTTTGTAATGGACTATCTGAAACAGCCCCATGGGAGGAGCATATAGCCAAAGACATTATCGCCCTACTCCAATGCGAGGGGATCTATATGCTACAAGGTTGGGAGGATAGCCAAGGGGCAAGAATTGAGCATGCTGTAGCTAAGGAAATAGGGTTAAAAGTGATGTATGAATAAATTATTAGCGACCAGAGCGTTCCTTGTAATCACTGGTCGCTAATCCTTAAATTAACAAAATATACTTGCTTTTGCACGTACATTTTATACACTCTTTTTGCGTGTCAAAAAATCAAAAACGTGTAACAAATGTCACACGTTTTCAATAAATTAAGTTGAAAACTTGCATGGATAATTCAAATATATTTTGTACCTTTGCGCTTTAATTAATATTAACAAACTAAAGACACTACTAAATGAATGATAAGTTACAAATATTTGAAAGTCCCCAGTTTGGGCAAATTCGTGTTATACTAAACGAGGACAAACCTTTGTTTGTCGCAAAGGATGTCGCTATAGCATTAGGATACACCAACCCCGCGGAGGCGATCGCAATGCACTGTAAATCAGGCGACATAGAAAAATGCTATGTCCCCCACGAAAACGGAATAGGAGGCACCAATCTACAGGTAATTAGTGAAGGGAATGTATACAGACTCATGATGCGCTCAAAGCTCCCTAATGCCATAGACTATCAGGATTGGGTATGTGATGATGTACTCCCTACTATTCGCAAAACAGGAGAGTATTCCGTCCAAAAGAGAATTCCTAACAGTTTTTCAGCGGCTCTCAAACTTGCTTATGAGCAGCAATTGAAGTTAGAACAACAAGAACTCCTATTAGCAGAAGCAAAGCCAAAAGTAGAATATTACGATAAAATCCTTTCCTCAAAAGACAGCTTAACCGTAACACAAATAGCCAAAGATTATGGATTGAGCGCTCAACGGCTAAACATTATCCTTAATGAAGAAAAGGTACAATATAAGCAATCAGGACAGTGGTTGCCTTATAAGGAATATGCTCAAGAGGGATACACCAAAAGTGAAACCATAAACTTCACTCATAAAGACGGCACAGAGGGAACAAAACTCAATACCAAATGGACACAAAAAGGGCGTTTGTTCATTCATGAACTGCTAAAAAAGAAGAATATAAAACCCGTAATGGATAGATAAAACCCAACAATATATAAATCACCTAACCATGTACCAAGAAAGCCAACTTCAACAAATGTGCGTGCGTTATTTCCGACACAAATACCCGCAGTACCTTATCTATGCCGTTCCTAATGGCGGATTGCGCAACAGTGCAGAAGCCAAACGCCTCAAAGAAGAAGGTGTCCTGGCAGGAGTGGCTGACTTAGTAGTAATGCTCCCCCAAGGTAAAAGCCTTTATATTGAGATGAAAATCAAAGGAAACAAACAGACAGAGCACCAAAAAGTTTTTCAACAAAAAGCCGAGGCGCTCGGATATAAGTACTATCTATGCTATAGCTTTGACCAGTTCAAGGCGATCATAGAAGAGGAACTAAACACCACAGACAATTAACCCCTAAAACCTAACCCCTAACCTCCCATGCTTGAAAAGATAAAAACAGCCATAGAAGACACCACGGACGAGGCTATAAAGAGCCGCACAATTTACCTCAAGCTATTTTGTGGATTGGCGTGTAAGCACTCCCTATCCTCACAAAAGAATATAGCCGCTTTCTTGGGTATTTCCCCAGCAAGCGTGGGTTATTACCGCAAGGAACATAGCAGCATGCTAATGGTTACAGAGTACCAAAAGCTATACCAAGCCGTGGAAAAGAAGATATTATAACATTTTTCATTCGTATTTTTGATGTGTTTCATTGGCACCACTCCTAAATCAGGAGTGGTGTTTTTTATTCCTCTTTCTTGCCTTGCTTATCATCCTCTTTGGGTTGATATTTTATTTTCTGCTTTTTAGCTTCCTTATGAACAAGCACCTCTATTGTATTAGTGATACTCCTCTGTTCAAGCTCTGCAAGTTTTTTTATTAGGTATATTGTTTCTTCTGAAAACCTAAAACTAATAGCATTTGATTTCATGTTTCTGATAGTTTAATTTTTTGCAAAGATACGTATTGTAATTTTAATTACAAAAAAAATATTTGTGTCAAAACCTTTTTACAGATATATTTTAACAAATAATCATTTTTTTACAACTTTGTAAATCATTGAAAAGCAATAATATAAAAAATATTTTCATCTAACTATGTTAAATATTTTGTATTGTAAAATACAATACGTAATTTTGCACTGTCAAAATGAAACAAGAATATTAATCAAAAATAATACGAATATGAAAACATTAGAATTAAAAGACCTCAAAGCAGGTAACATTTACAAAAGAATAGATGAAAATTACTTTACAGAATATAGTGCCTATGTAGAAGTACTTTCAGAAGGGTTGCAAGGTTATTGTAACTATGTTTTCATAATGTACGATGAACAAGGCAAAGTTGATTACTTCAATGTTAATAAGAATTGCCATTTAAAAGATATTCAAACTATTTATGCAAGGTATGAGATTTCTAATGAAAAAGAGTTTAAACAAGCAATAGAAACTATCAAAAATAGTTTAACATTTTAAAAATACGAATATGAAAGCAGCAGCAAAAACATGGTCAAACAGCCTCAAGCGCAAAGCCCGCAAAGAGTTATTAGAGACATACAACTGTTACGAGCCCAAAAAAGTAAAGTTCATCAAAAACGTAATCTTTTACCCAAATGGTAGAGCTTCAAAGATAGGTTTTGCACACGATTATTCTTATTGGGCATGGTAACGCCTCAAAGACCTAAGCAAGTCTAAAAACTGCTTTCAAACTCAAAAAAACAACCTAAAAATAACACGAATATGAAAACGTTAAGCCTTTCAGCAATAAAAGACCAGTTAAAAGACAAAAACGGCTTTATTGACACAAGTTTAATTAGAAAATACATCTTTGAAAAATTTAGTGATTATAAGTTCAAAGACCCTAACAGAGGGTCTTATGCAGGTGATGATATAGTTTTTGCCTTACAACAAGGTATCGATTGGTGTAATGATATAATAAAAGAAAATCGACTTATAGAAAGAAAATGTATTAGTTTAGAATTAGTGTTTAAACACGAAGAAACTATTACAGATGATATATACAATGAGTTCTTTTTTGATAATGAAGATTGTAGCTATAAAACGACTTACTTCATAAAAGTAGAGCTTATCAGAAACCCCTTAACAGATGAAAAAACAGCTTATCTAAATATAGATTGGGTATCTAAATCCAAACAGCCCTGAGTAAGGCGCAAAAAGGCTCAATTTTTCAAATATTAATCATTAAATATAGAACCTATGACAACTATTAAAACATTATCAGAAATCAACTTTGATACCACTCTCAAGGTAGCAAAAGTAAGGGGCGGGTATGCGATCGTAAGTGGTTATAATAAGTTAAGCAAGGCCTTTAAAACAGAAGCTCTTGCACAAGCCGAGCTTGAAAAAAACGGCTCTTTCTATGCTTATTGGGCAAAGAGTGCCAGCACCTCGTTTGTCAATGCCTGCGGGGCGGGTCTAACTAAGAAAATATATGTATAACACCTAAAACACCTACCAAAATGAAAAATACAGATAGAAAAACAGTCTTTTGCCTTGCATGGCAATTCTTCAAGCAAACAGGGTATACCTTTTCAGAATGTCTTAAAAAAGCATGGGCAAATATCAAGCTCAAGGCCAAAATGAAAAGCCAAATCGTGCGCTTTTACTTTCTCAAAGTAGATGGTACTATCAGAGAGGCTTGGGGTACGATTTGCCCTGATATAGTACCCCCTACAGAGCACACCACCAATCGCAAAGCTAATGACACTGTACAGGTATATTACGACACTGAAAAGCAAGAATATCGTTCGTTTAAGAAATTCAACCTCGTAGCATAAAAAAGCCCCTCATTTTTGAAGCGGTTAAAATTATTTTCGTATCTTTGCAAAGGTATCAGAACAAAAAAAACACAAAGAAAATACAAAGAAAAAACAAACGACGATAACAGCCCTTTGCGACCTATATCGTACCTTTGCCCTATATACCAAAGGTATATACAGGGTCTTTGAAATAGTGAAACACTTACAACCTTAATCTAAAACATTAAAAAATGACAATAGAAATAGAAGGCAAACCAGTAGAGGCATACCACCTTATAATGAAAAAAGAAAATGCCCTTGATATAATCAACGGCAAAAAGAAAGTAGAAATACGAACCTTTTCAGATAAATATCTTTCAATGTTTATTGATAATGAAAAATATAAGGTATATCAAGAAAAAATGAAAGATCCTAATTTCCAATTTTATGATGATGAAGGTGTATCGGAATTTGATAAGACAATAAGAACTGACATAAAGTATATATACTTTACAAATTACAATAAAACATGGAACTTAGTAGCTAAAATTCATTCGTTTTATACATGCTCTATGATAAAAGACGATATAGAGTTTTTAGCTGAAAATTTTGACTTTCACGACTATGATAATGAATGGCAGCAATTTGAAGGCAAAGATATAGATGATATACCTGCTTTCTTTGCTATATACATAGACAAGGTAGTCAAATATGAAGGTATATAAAAACAAATATTATCAACCTTAAAAAAGGTCTGTAAGTGTAATTGCTTACAGACCTTTTTTTATTGTTTAACCTCTAAATCTTTTAATTATGGGTGAATTTTATGCAGTCCGTGTCAGTGGTAATAAAAAGACTTATTACAAAACTAAATCTGACTACGAAAAGGGCAAATTAGCATCTTTTGGTAACACCAACAAAAGACTGAAAAAAGCGAACGCTATCTAATCTCTTTTAGCTTATGCTTATTCATGCCCAGCAAGTCATCGAGCAAATCGCTCAAAAAACTAACAAGGTGATACTATTTCACTCTATGAGTGGCAAAGATAGTATTGCCTTGTTACACTTGCTATACCCTCACTTTGACCAAATAACCTGTGTATTTATGTATGTGGTGAAAGATCTTGAGCATATTGCTCGTTATATGCACTATATCAATAAGAAATACCCAAAAGCAAGAATTATACAAATACCTCACTTTGCGGTATTCTCTTACATAAAAACAGGACACTTGGGGCATAGACAAAACGAAAAACAACGCCTTTACAACCTTTCAGATCTTACGGATAACATACGAGAAAAAACAGCTATAGAGTGGGCTTTTTTCGGTTTCAAGCAATCTGATAGTATGAATAGGCGTGTAATGCTTCGTACTTATCAGGAGCAGGCTATCAATGAAAAGAACAAAAAAGTATATCCGCTTTCCACTTACAAGAATAACGACATAATAGAATACATCAAAGCGGAAAAACTCATCACTCCCGAAAAGTATGGCAATAGCCAATCATCAGGTACAGATATAAATGACCTTAACTATTTGCTATTCCTTCGTAACCATTTCCCTAATGATCTGAAAAAGGTAATAGCTGAATTTCCATTAGTAGAACGCAAACTATACGAATACGACTATGAAAGAGCTAAAACAATCTGAAACTATCACCATAAACCGTTCCCAAATCAACCTAAATCCTTACAACCCTAAAAGACACACCGACAAGGAAATCAAAAACCAACTTGCTAACCTCAAAAAGGTAGGGTTCAACGGAGGCATAAAGTGGAATAAGGTAACAGGCAACCTTATAGACGGACATCGCCGTATCAAAGCCATGGATATATACTACAAATATGACGGAACTCCTGAAACTGATTACCAAGTAAAAGTAGAAGCCGTTGCATTTGATATAAAAACAGAAAAAGAACAACTTACATACGAAGCACTTGGTAACACCCGTGCTGATTATTCCCTTGTGGCTGAGTACATCAATGATATAGATTACACCAACTTAGGATTAAGTGATTATGATATTAACGAACTTTCTCATTTTGTGGTTGATGTAAATGATTATCTCCCTCAAGTAGATACTTATGAAGACCTTATCAGCTCACAAGAGGAAGAACCTACATACGAAGAGAAAAAGGAGCAGGTCAAACAGATGAAACAGCAAGTAAAAGAAAAAGCCATAGAGAAACAAAAGAACGAAGACGCTTTTATCACCCTTTCCTTTTCTACCTACGAAGCCAAATCGGCTTTTTGTGAGATTATAGGAATAGACCCTGACGAACGTTTTGCTAAAGGTGAAACTGTCCTTAATATGATAGATTAACATTTAATAACTTTTGATATGAAACCACGTAAGAAGATAGATAATGAAAAATATACTGACGAGGAGCTTAAACAAGCTCTTATCAAAGCTAATGGACAACCTACTAAAGCTGCCGAAATACTTGGTGTTACCTATCCATCTGTATATGGGCGTATTCGTAAAAATCCTGAATTGGAAATGGTACAAAAAGCCTACCGAGCACGCACATTCAATGATGTATCAAACTTGGTATCTGTCGTTGCTATTATGGGTGTTATTCGTGAGCCTCTTACTGATGAAGATGGTACTGTAATACCTAATCAATTCCGTGAAGTGCCAGTTGATTACCGTACTCGTATGACAGCCATGCAAACAGTACTATCTACTTTCAAAACAGACGACGGTATAAAAGAGGAAGTTTCTGTACAAGGCAGCATAGACATTGCCCAATGGCTCAAGAACAACAACAAGAACAATGATTAAGACCCAACCTGTATATGATCCTTTGTACTTGAACAAAGATAAGTTCATCATCATCCTTTCAGGAGGAAGGGGGTCGGGCAAGTCGTACAACGCCTCTACCTTCTTAGAACGCTTATCTTTTGAAGCAGGGCATAAGATCCTTTTCAGCCGTTACACTATGGTATCAGCTCATAGCTCTATTATTCCTGAGTTTGAGGAAAAGATAGAAGCAGAAGGGACACAAGCCTATTTCAGTATCACCAAAACAGCTATCAAAAACACCTTTTCAGGCTCTGAAATTCTCTTTAAAGGGATTAAGACCTCATCAGGTAACCAAACGGCTAACCTTAAATCATTACATGGTATTACTACTTTCGTAGGTGATGAAATGGAAGAATGGCTATCAGAGGAGGATTATGAGAAACTAATCCTTTCTATTCGTCAAAAGGGGGTGCAATTACGGGTTATCCTTATTCTGAACCCCTCCAATGCCGAGCATTTCATTTATAAGAAGTACATTGAAAAAACGCATAAAATAGTAAAGATTGACGGAGTAGAGGTGCAAATATCCACTCATCCTGATGTATTGCACATTCACACTACCTACTTTGATAATATAGAAAACCTCAATGAGCAGTTTTTTAAGCAGATTGAGGAGATAAAAGCCCAAAGCCTCGCACAGGCTACTAATGAGAGAGGATTCTTTAGTCAATCCCTATTCAACAAAACCAAATACGCTCAAAAAATCATAGGTCGCTGGGCTGATGTATCCGAAGGGGTAATATTCACCAATTGGGAGATGGGAGATTTCGACACCTCATTACCTTATGGGTACGGACAAGATTACGGCTTTTCTATTGACCCTGATACACTCATCAAAGTAGCCGTGGATAATCGTAGCAAAATCATTTACATTGATGAAAAGTACTATAACAACAAACAATTATCCTCTGACGGACTTTATCAGCTCAATAGTACTTTGATAGATCACCCTGACGACCTTATCGTAGCTGATAGTGCCGAGCCTCGTCTGATTGCAGACCTAAGAGATAAGGGGCTAAATATAGAACCTTGCGAGAAAGGAGCGGGCAGCGTATCAGCAGGTATAACCACTATGCTCAATTATAAGTTAGTGGTAACCCCTGATAGCTTCAATGTGATGAAGGAACTAAAAAATTACGCTTGGAATGACAAAAAAGCAGGCATACCCATAGACAACCACAACCACGCTATAGATGCTATTCGTTATATTACAATGAAGCTGCTAAGTGGTACCAATAACAACCTATATCAACTCGCCTCAATGATTTAGCGGAGAGCCTCCGTAGCAACTCAAAATTAAAAACTCAAAATTTAGAAACGATGACCCAAGAAGATTTTAAAAAAGATGTGTCTCTGATTGACACCTCTACCTATCAAAGGCAGTATGATGTCAAAAAGCACGAGATATTCACCAATAAGCATAAGTTCCCAGACCCTGAAATCGTAATACCTCTTACGGACGAGGTGGGTAATCCCTTATTAGATAGTCAGAACAAACCACGATTTGAAAAGCGTACTCGTTCCCTCAATCGTATAGGCTTACCCTATCAAAAGCGTATCGTTGAAATCGCTACCATGTTTCAAACAGCTATCCCTTACAAATATACCGCAGAGGATAGTCTGCTCTTTGCTGCCTTTCAAGAGGTTATCAAAGCCAACAAAATGAACTTCTCTGATAGTGCTATTTGTACCGAGGTCAAGCGTTACACCCTTGTAGCCGAGCTTTGGTATTTGGAGGAGCAGCCTAACGAACAATATGGCGTACCTACTCAATACCTATTGCGACACAAGGTGCTATCTCCGCTCAAGTACAAGCTATATCCACGCTTTGATGATAATGACAATCTTATCTCTTTCGCTATTGAAAGCACTACCAAGGATAATAAAAAGACCATATTCCAAGGCTTCACCGCTGATGAGATATACACTTTTACCACAGAGAACGGCACCACTACCACAGAGGTAAAACCTAACATAATTGGTAAAATACCAGTAGTACTCTATCGCCAAGAGGAAACCGAATGGAATGCTGTGCAACATCTCATAGAGATAGCAGAGGTACAACGTACCTATTTTTCTGAAAGTAACAAGAAATTCGGGGAGCCTATCCTAATGATCGCAGGAAAGGTAGAGGGTAAAATGGCTGTCAATAATACAGGGGGCAAGGTCTATGAAGTCAAGGACGGGGGTAATGTACAATTCGTGGTACCTCCTAATGCTAATGAAAATTTTGATAGAGAAATGAGTATGAATCGTCGTGATATACACGAGTTCACCCATACTCCTGACCTTTCCGATGAGTTCTATGCAGGCAAAGGCAATATGCTCTCAGGAGTAGGGCGCAAACTCGCATGGCTACCTGCTCACCTCAAGGTAAAAGATAATGAAGCTATATTTATTCCTGCTCTACAAAGGCGTATCAATATCATTTTGGCTTTCCTCTCTAAGATGTATATCCCCTTTGAGAAAGAACTCAAAACCATAGACATCACCCCTATTATCACCCCGTTTGATATTGACGACGATACCGAGATGATACGTACCCTTATGGAAGCCAATGGAGGAAAACCGCTGCTCTCTCAACGAGAAGCTATGCAACGCTTTGGTATTACAGATCCTGAAGCCCAATTACAGCAAATCAAAGACGAGGAGAATAGCAGCCTCAATGAAGCAAGTATCTAATGAACTACGATGAGCAACATAGAAAGCACCTACTCGCTTACCTACAACAGATAGAACGTTTATTCTATCAGTGGGTAGGCTTTTCTGTGTCCTTGGCTCTCAAAACGGATTTCCGAGAGCTTGTAACAAACACCCTTTTTGCCTTTGCCGCTACTAAGAAAGGCAAAGCCTTTGATAAGGAGTTAGCTCGTTTCAGCAACCAATTAGACCAAATCATAAAGCAAGGCATTACCAAAGAATGGGCTTTTGCGAACCTCAAGCAGGATAAGCTACTAAGGGAAGGACTAACCAAGTATCAGAACTTAGAAGCTCTCGAAGCCTTCAAAGTACGCAAGATTAAAGATTTTACGGTCTCCAATCGTGTATGGGACATCGCTAAAAAAGCACAAAGCGAAATAGAGCTTGCCTTATCTGTTTCCTTGGAGGAGGGCAAAAGCGCTGTCCAACTAAGCCGTGAAGTACGCAACCTATTGAACAACCCCACAGCTCTATTTCGCAGGGTAAGGGACAAATATGGCAACCTCGTACTAAGCAAAAACGCCCAAAACTATCACCCTGGGCAAGGAGTTTATAGAAGTGCCTACAAAAATGCTTTGCGCCTTGCAAGTAATGAAATCAATGTAGCCTATAAGTCCGCTGATTGGTTGCGAATACAGCAAAACCCTGATGTAGTAGGATTTGAAGTACGCCTATCCACACAGCATAAAGTATATGACATGTGCGACCAGCTCAAGGGTAAATATCCTAAATCTTTTCACTTCCACGGCTGGCATGTAGGCTGTAAGTGTCATATTATTACTATTCTTAAAACAGACGAAGAACTTATCAAAGAACTCAAAGCCGATGAAACCCTACCCCCTGAAAGTTCCTCTAACTATGTAGGTGATGTGCCTGACAATTATAAACAATGGGTAACGGACAACAAAGATAGGTTTAAGAATTGGAAAACAAAGCCGTATTTTATCGAGGAAAATAAAAAAGTAATAAAGAAATGAAAATTAACACCATTGACATACAAGCTACTTATCATACCTACCTTTTAGACAGCAACTACAAGGATTTGCTTTGTTTTCCTCCTCTCAAGAAACTACCCTCTAATGACTGGGCAGAGTATTACGGCAAAGAGTATGACACAGACGATCCAAAGCTGGACACCACCTCTATATCCTTGTCTTTTGTCACCAAAAGCGACCAATACGATGCCTTTATAACCTTTCTATCTGCTCAAACCTATAATGATTTTCACTTTGAGGAGTTAGGTAAGTCTTTCCGATTACGATTTGTAGGAGTGAGAAAAGCCAAAAAAGAACAAGGCTATATCTCCTACGAGGCTATCTTTGCCAATGACACCCCCTTACAAGGTTATACCTATATTGCCCCTAATGACAATTTACCTCCTTCAGGTTTTACGATTGACAACATAGACCTATCCAAGTATGGTATTTACCTATTGGAGGAGAATGAAAGCAACCTACTAAAGAGCTACGAGGTCAAAGAGCACCTAACCACTACCAATAGCACCATTGCAGGCGTAAAATATGCAGACCACAACAACGTTTTTAAGGAACGCACCATTGAAATTCTTTGCTATATGAAACAGCCGATTAATCGCTTTTGGAAATTGTACGAAGCACTATTATACAACCTTTCTCAAAGAGGAGAACGTACCATTAATGCTTTTGGTAGTACCTTTAAGGCTATCTATCAAAAGGCCAATGTAAAAGAGGTGCTACTCACAAAAGACACTTTGAGAGTGGAATTTACCCTTTACTTGGTGATAATATAAAAAATACACAAAGAAAATACAAAGAATAAACAAATTGTGATAGAGTGTATTTTTGCTCCAAAACGTACCTTTGCCTTGAAATCTGATAACTATGCAACTACACTTTAACAGCACCTATATAGATGTCCTCCCCACTGATGAGAGCTACCGATACCACTCTATTATGGGCGAGCATACCCTTAACCTATACTTTGCCTTACCTACTTACACAGACATACCTACTGGGGCATGGTGTGAGTTCCAAGGAGAACGCTATACCCTTAATCAGCCTGCTAAAGTGGTGAAGCATAACAGCCGACACTTTGAATATACCCTTACCATGGATAGCGAGGGGGCAAACCTGAAGAATTACAAGTTTCGCAATCCCAATGATAAGACCCTCAAGTTTCCTTTTACAGCCTCTCCTCGCTACCATATTCAGATATTGGTAGATTGTCTTAATATGATAGACAGCGGTTGGCAGGTAGGCACCACGATTGAAGCTAACGAGAAATTGATCAGCTATAACCATAACAACTGCTTGGAGGCCTTGGACATGATCGCTAAGGCTTTTGAGACAGAATACGAAATCATAGGTAAAACGATACACCTCCATAAGGTAGAATATTTCAAAGACAATCCCTTACCTCTCCAATACGGCAAAGGCAAAGGTTTCAAGACAGGTGTAAGTCGTACTACCGAGCAAAGTCGTATTACACGCCTCTACGTACAAGGAGGAGAACGCAATATTGACCGTTCCAAGTATGGCAACAAGGAATTATTACTACCCAAATCACAAGAGTACGTATATGAGGGGGTAACCTTTGTTTCAGACGACAAAGGCTTGTCCATAACTATCAAGAATGCGCAAAACAACGGCTTTATCAACGAACAAAGCCTTGACCTTTCCCATATATACCCAAGTCGCAAAGGGACTATATCGGCCGTGTTTGAAGTGGATAGAGATAAACACTTCTACGACTTTGCCGACACAACCATACCTGAAGCGTTGAACTTTGCCGACCTCCAAATCAAAGGGGAAAAGATGGTGATATACTTTGAGAGTGGTATGTTATCAGGGCGTGAGTTTGAAGTATCAAAGTACGACCACGCACAAAAACGCTTTCAGCTTGTCCCCAAGGAAGAGGACGGCACGACTATGCCTAATGATATATTTAAACCTGCTATAGGAGACCAATATTCTGTATATAACATGCACTTACCTGCTGCCTATATTTGCGACAATGACACCAAAATGGGCGCCAGTTGGGAGATGATGAAAGAAGCGTGTAAATACCTATACGAAAATAAAGCAGACCTCTTTACATTTACTGGTGATTTAGACGGAATATGGGCAAAAAGGCGATGGGTCAATGTAGGCGGACGGCTCAAAATGGGGGGGTATATCAACTTTTCAGATACTGAGTTTCAGCGTACCCCCGTAGCTATTCGTATCGTAGGGCTTAAAGAGTATGTCAATAACCCCTACAGCCCCCAAATAGAGTTATCCAACAAGGTACAAGGGCAATCTTTTTCCTCTGAAATACGCAAACTCCAAAATCAAGAGGTGTATTTTGGAGAAATGAACAAACACACACAATCACTAACCAAACGCAGTTGGCGCAATGCCTTAGAGACGATCAAGCAGGTAGAAGAAGCCTTTCCTGAATATACAAAGAGCATTATTCCTGCCACGGTGCAAACAATGATGGCTTTGGTGGGTAATAAGTCAGGACAATTTGCCTTTGTTGCCAATAAGACCAACCCTATCACCGTACCCCATACCTTGTACTTTGATAGGAACAACAAGCAAATCAATGCTGGCAGTGGTTGGATTAAGCATTACACCCTTGGTACTACCGACATTAAGCCAAGCCACTCCGCGGCTGATTATAAGTATTGGTATGTTTCTCAATTTGTGTCAGGTAGATTAGATGATAAGGCAAAGAGCTATTACCTCTACATCAAGGCCAATAAGGCTATAGAGACAGCCGAGTTTGTCCTCTCCGAAACCAAGATAGGCATGGAGCAAGAAGCAGGATTTTATCACTTTCTATATGCCACGGTCAATTCTGAGTACGACGGCGAGCGAGGAATAGCCCAATTCAATGGCTTTACTGAGATTACAGGCGGGCAAATGGTAACCAACCGTATAGCTTCAGGTAACGGACAGCAGTTTATAGCACTCTACGACGACCGAATAGAGATAAACGCACACCTCCAAATCTCAGAAAGTAACAAATTAGAGTTTAAACAGCTTGTCAATCCTGATTTGCAGTCATTGGAGAGTAGGTTAAAACAGTATTCTAATGAGCAGATGGGAAATATCCAAGTTGGGGGGAGGAATTTTGTTCTTAATTCCAAAGAAAAACGAACTATGAATGGATATACAGGTACGTTTTATTTACTTTTAGAACCAGTTAAACCTAATGAGCAATATGTATTCTCTTGTAATACTCAAGCAAACGGAGGTATGGCGGCTTATTTTTCTGACACGTATGGTGGTGTAAGGCAATACATAAATAATGTTTTACAAAATGGCAAAAACAATATATTAGTAACACCTAACAGAGCGTGGAAGGGTATAACAATCTTTCACGAGGTTAATGGTGTTATTCCTCCTCCAATATCATCTATTGAACTTGTAAAACTTGAAAAAGGCAACAAACCTACTGACTGGACACCTGCTCCTGAAGACATTGAGAATAAGATAGACAATGAAAAACAAATCAGAGAACAAACGATTGCTAATGCTAAAAGTGCTACAGAAGCCTACGCACGAGCACAAGCCGATTTACTCAAGTTACAAGCCATAGCAGAGGCAAATAGACGAGCGGGTATAGCGTTAACAGCAGAGCAACAAGCTCGTATATTACAACTTCAATTGAATTTGCAACAAGCTAAAACATTTGCCCAACAAAAGGTGAATGAATTAGATATTGGTGGTCGTAATCTCATTCTTAATAGTAAGAATGAGCGCTATAAAGAGTATAGGGGTATGGTAGAAGATTATATCTATTATGATATAGTGGGAGGTACTTTGGAAAAAAATACTACTTATACATTGTCTTTGGAATACAAAAGTGAAAATGTTAGAAGTGTAGAAATGTTTTTTATAAACGAAAACACATCTTTTGTTAGGAATAGAGATATTCCAAATACAAATGGTGAATGGAGGAGAGAAATAATGACTTTTACTACAGATCCTAATTTAACACCAAGAGGACACATTCGCATTGATAACAATGGTAGTGATTTGGGCAATGTAACATCTAAACTATGGGTAAGAAATATCAAACTCGAACGTGGCAACAAACCAACCGACTGGTCTCCTGCTCCTGAAGATGTAGAAAACCAAATCGCTAATATCAATTCCGATTTAGAGACTATCAGACAAAACGCTGCACGAATTGAAGACTTAGAAAATAAGAACAAGGCTAAAACCGATGAGCGTATCGGCAAACTTGACCAAAAGACTGCTTTCCTTAACGATACACAGATAGCAGGCAACGTGGTAGCCACTGGTACGATGATTGTAGGTAACACTACTGGCACGCAAGCGGGTATCACTGGGGTAGGAAATGCTACTAACGAAGTACGCTTTTGGGCAGGTAGTGAGTTTGGTGGTAGGTATGCCGCCCCCTATAGAGTGCTACAAGACGGCAGCTTGTATGCTTCAAAAGGTCAGATAGGAAACTTTAAAATAGAAAGCGCAAGTGATACCAGCTTAATTGCAAATGGACTTACTGTTGCCTCAAATGGAATCATAAAGGCTTTTGGAAGTGCTACAAATAGATCCACACAAGTAATCATAAACGACCCTGGTCAATTGCAGGAATTAGTAGGAACAAGACCTGTTGCCAGTATATATTCGTCAGGATTTGAAGACACTTCTCATACAGCCTTACACCTAACAAGTAGAGGAGGGCATTATAATACAGCTCTTGTATTAGAGTCGGAAAACGGAGCAAGCGGGTCTGTAGCTATTGATATTAGAAAAGGAGACGTATATGTAAAAGGACAAAAAGGATATACAGGGTGGCATGTAATAAACACTACCTTTGGTTATGTTAAGATGTATATAACAGACGGAATAATAACCAATGTAGAGTATGTGTAACCTAACTCAAAACTTAAAATCAACAACTCAAAAACTTTATAAAATGCAAATCATTCAACAAACAACGCGTATCAATGCGCAAGAAGAAGTACAAGGCACAATCGTGATGTACTCCTACGAATTTGAGAAAGGACAAAACCCTTATGTGATAACATTCACAGCCTCTCGTAAGGGCGTGGATAATCCTTATGGTGTTCCCATTCAAGGGACTGTAACCGAGAGTAGTTTTAACATAAATAACTCCAACTCTCAACCCTCGGATATTGAGCTGTACAGACATATTTATGATGTTTGTTTAGGCCTAATCAAAGGAGAAAGCACTGAAAAACCAAAAGCCAATGGTAAGGAAAAATAGGTTTCTCGTGCCAAAAGGATATAGGGCAATCACCCTATGTCCTTTCATCTTCGTTCGTAACGACAGTGATAAGTACGATAAAGAGCTTATCAATCACGAACGTATCCACTTGCGACAGCAGTTAGAGACCCTGATACTCCTCTTTGCCATTTGGTATTTCCTTGATTTTCTTATCAAGCTGATACTCTATCGCAATTGGGATAAGGCTTACCGCAATATCATCTTTGAAAGGGAAGCCTATGCCAACCAAAGCAACCTCGACTACCTCAAAGTAAGGGGTATATGGTGGTTCACAGCTTATTTTAAAAATAATTAATAACAAAAAATAAATGGAAAAAATCTTTGTAATTCTTTGGATACTACTCTGTATCTATATTCTTGTACTCCTTATGATATTTGCCGACCTTTGGAGTGGGGTACGCAAGGCTAAACGCTTGGGTATTGCGCGTAACTCCTACGGATATAGGCGTACCATTAGCAAAATGGCACAATACTATAACATACTGATTGCATGTACTATTGTGGATAGTATGTATGGTATGCTTTCTTGGTTCTTAGAGACCTATTATCAATATTCGATTTGGTTATTCCCATTTTGTACATTCTTTATAGCCGTAGTCTTATGTCTTATCGAAATCAAATCGATACGTGAGAAAGCTGAAGACAAAGTTCGATTAGACCGTGCAGGACAAGCCATTCAACAGGTATTTATCAATCGTGATAACTTAGAGGAAGTAGCTAAGACTATTTCTAATTATATGAAAGAAAGTGACAATCCTAAAACAGAAGACCATGAACCAAACACAGCTTAATTTTATCAAAACCTACAAGCCTGTAGCCCTTGAAAGCGAGCGCAAGACGGGTATTTCTCACCTCTTTATCCTTGCTCAGGCAGGTTTGGAGAGTGCATGGGGGAAAAGTCCTATAGGGAATAATTTCTTTGGTATAAAAGTGCCTAAGAGCCTTGTTGGTAGCACTCCCAAGGAGAAAAAGCAACTCCTAAGAACTACAGAGGTACTCACCACGCCTAACGAAAAGAGCAAATTCCCTGAAGTGATTAGTATCACCAAACGTACAGATGGCAAATACCTATATATCGTACGAGATTGGTTTATGAAATACGATACCCCAGAGGAGTGTTTCACAGACCACGCTAATTTCTTTTTCAGAAATAAGCGATACGCCAAGGCGTTGGAGGTCAAAGCAGACCCGTATAAATTTGCCGAGGAAGTGGCCAAGGCGGGGTATGCTACTGCTCCGAACTATGCTGATAGCCTCAAAACACTCATTAAAGAAATTGAAAAAGTAAAATAGTTATATATGAGAAAGAAATTGTACTTACTCTTAGCTCTTATGGTGCTTTTCGGTTGCAGGAGCAAGAAATCAAACCGAACCGAGCACAGAGAAGAGCAGCGGAGCGAAAGGAAGGAGGTAAAAGACAACTCCACACACGTAGAAAAGTTCCAAAAGGTAAGCGCTTTTGAGGTACAACAATCCCAATCCTATGAAATCTCCCTTGAGAGTGATAGGGACAGCGTAGGTAACGCCAAGGAGTTGGTATATTATCGTATCAGGGACGGCGACAAGGAGACCATAAGAGTACAGGGCGGAAAGGTTACCCTTAAAACCATAGACAACCTTTCTAAGAGCTTGCAACAAGCTGATACTACTCTTTATATAGATAATAAGATAAACCAAAAAACCGAGATACAAAGCCAATATATACAATCCACTAAGCAGGTGCAGAAAGAAATCAAAACAATTCCCTTTGCCCTTATCATTGGCGCTTTGCTGATAGGGGTGATTGCCTTGCTCTTGTGGAGATTGAAGTTATTTCGGTAAATAAGTAAGCCCTCGTAGTGAGGGCTTTTTTATTATACATTCTCTATCTGCCTGAGCTTCTCTATGTAATAATTCTTGAGGTTTAGCAGATCTTCATCTGTGAATTTGTTGCGCCCCAATTGTAACCTTTTATGAGTAGTAGTAGATAAGGCTTTGCCTATAGCAGCCGCAACCTGCCTATCTGATAACTCTAATAGTTCAATGATATAGAGTACTTTTTCTTGTGCTGTCATAATCCTTGCATTTGTGTTAGTTCCCAATCAAGATACGCCTTGTACCATTGCCACGCCTCCTCTATGAATTGCTCAACAGATATAATAGGGGCGTATATGCCCCCTGTGCTTATTACGTTATTCTGAATAACCACAAATCTAAATTGTTCAAGTTCATCATATACGAATAGTTGCTGTGGCATGGCTCTATATATGTCATTGAGCCGTACAATCTCACTATTCTCCTCAATAATCATTATCAAACTCATATAGTGAGGAGAGTAGATATAGGTAAGGTCTATATTTGGTACGATAGGATTTTCTGCTAATAAAAACTTAGGTATAACCATGTTGGCTACCTCATATTTTTGATTAAAAACGTCGTCTGTATTCATAAATATATTTTTTAAGCCCTCAATTAAGAGGGCTTGTTGTTAAACAAATTTATATTTTGTCAAATGTAACCTACCCCCCCCAACTTTGAACTTACTGACTTTTTCTCCGTAATAATCAATAGGCTTGTCAAGTGTTATTGTAGATGCTTGATGCCCGTCACAATCGTACTGATGAGCACTATACCCACATGTCATCTTAGGTAATTGCCATACCCCCCAATTCATAGAATTGAGATACAACAATATTCTTCTAATATTTTCTATATTTGCCTCAAAAACTTTA